GTGTAAATGCCCTGATTGCGCTGGCCGATGAGTTGCGTGGCCTCTAGCGCGGTGCCCAGGTATGGGTTATAGACGGGCGGGCCTGAACTGCCAATGGAGGCGTCCCCAAATATGTTGCTGGTGCCAAAAGAACCCGGCACGCCAGTGCGAAAAAAATGCTGGATGTGACGCCGCCCTTGCTCGACGGCATCTGCCACCTCGGCAACGGACCTAAACGGCATCAGGGTTCTCCAGCGAAGCCCACTCCACTTCGTCGGGCGACCACTCCACGCCCCCGTCAGGATGCTCCGAGCAGGCCGACAGCTCGGTGTCGGCCAGCGTCAGCAGCTCACGGCAGTGGGCGCAGCGATAAATCATCAGTCAGCCGTCACCGACAGATCGCCAGGGGCGAACTGTGGCTGGATGCCGGTGGACACGTTGAGCGTGCCACCCAGAGCGCCCGAGATCATCATGTTGACCGCGCCGCTGGCCGTGTCCACGATTGCAAAGTGCGTCAAGGCACTGGTGCCGCCCGTGCAGACCGGCAACTGCATCAGCACGGCGTTGTTGAACGTCGAGCCGCTGTCGGTCCAGGCGCTGGACTTGGTGATTGCCAGCCGCGCATAACCGGTGTAGGCGGCCTCGTTGGCGAGGGATGCAGCTTCGCCGGGGTCGGCGGTGAAGGCCGCGAGGTACTGCGTGGAGCCGGCCCGGTAGGACGGGTCCGTGCCCTGCAAGAACATCTTGAGCGCAGCGTTTTCGGTGGCGTTGGACATCGACATAGGGTGACTCCTTTACAGGCCGCTGGTGGCCTTCTGAACGGTGTGGGTGAAGGACGACACTGACACGCTGGCGCCGGCAGAGATCGCCTTGCTGGACAACACCAAATTCGGCGTGTCCGCTGTCTCGCCTACGGTGCCATCCATGACCGCCGTGGAGCCGTTGGACGACAGGGCGCGGAACCAAGACGCGGTGCCGCTGGCGTTGGCGCTGCTGTCGGGCGTGAGCGCGTTGAACGTCAGGACGCCGTTGACCGCCGCAGGCGCCGCCGTGACGTTGAAGCGCAACTCGGCCAGCAGCGTCTGCGTGCTGACGGCGGTGTCGGCGTTGGCCGGCTGGGTGCCGTCGTAGATGCGAAGGTAGCCGTTGTCCAGCCGGGTAGCGAGGTCGTCGGCCTGCCCGTTGACGGTGGCGTTCGCCAGTTGGGTGTTCTTCGCCATGCGTTATTCCTCGATGACCTTGCCGATCAGTTGCCCGTCCTTACCGCGCTCGGCCACGATGGTCTTCGTGATCTTGCGGTGCTCGGCCGGCGTCGGCGGGTCAAACTGCGCGTTGATGGTGGTCGAGCCAATGTCCACCAAAACCTCGGGCGGCTGGACGTTGACGATGGTGCCCTCGACCTTAATGTCGGGCATCCTCATTTCCGGGAACTTCACGTCGGGGTAAGCCGGCAGCGTGATCTGCGGCGCATCGACGTGGATGTGGTTGTGCACGTCCGGCATGGCTGCCTTGACGCGAGCCGCCAGGGCGTCCTCGTCGCGGGCCTCATCCTCGGGCGTCCTGGGCGGCGGCGCCAGCATGGGCGGCGGTTCAGGGAACAGCTCCTCGCGCTGCTCAGGCGTGAGCGGGTCGCGGCCCAGGTCGGCCCGCACCTCGTCGGCGGTAAGCACCTTCTCGCGCAGGTAGATCGCGTTAATCTCGGCCTGGGTCTTGGCGTCGGTCGCGTCCTTCTGCGACCACTCGAAGCACAGATCGGGCGCCCCAAACCAGCGGGCGATGAGCAGGTCCATCACGGACTTGACCCACAGCTTGGTCGGCCCGACGCCCTCCTCGTCCGCCGTGTCGCGGCTGACCTCGGCGGTGGCGCGGTTGACCTGGGCGATGAAGGCGTTAGGGCTGATGCTGAAGGCGAAACACACGATCCGCGCCAGCCACTCGTCGAACATATCCTTCAGCGCGTTCGGCCGCGTCTCGTGAATCTCCATGCCGCCGGGCACGAACTTGGCGTGCCGGCGCTGCGCCGTGCTGCCCTCCAGCATGGCGTCCCAATAGTCCTGAAACTGCCTGATCTGATCCGGGTTCCAGCTCTCGGGCACGCCGATGAACGCCTCGGGGACGTTGCCCTCGGTGTAGTACTGGAGCTGCGACAGTTGCCGCCGCATGGCGATGTTGACCGTCATGATGATCTGCTCGACCGGGCTGTAGCCGTAGACCCGATTCGTGCGCGGGTTGCGGATCGCGTAGATCAACTCGTCGCGGCTGTAGTTGACGGCCGGCAGCCCCTTCAACACCTGCTGATAAGCCGGATCGGGCGGCAGCGGCGTGCGGCCGGTTTCGTCGATCACACGCTTGATGGTGGCGCCGTCCACCAGCTCAAAGCTGTACGGCTCGCCGCCCCGCGTCCTGCGCGGGTAGATCGTGGCCGCGTCAAGCACCAGCATGTCCTCCAGCAGCATGCGCAGCCACGTCGGCCAGTCGTGCTCCTGATCGGGCATGGCCATGAACGCCTCAATCTGCCGGCAGCGGTCGTCAGGCTCGGCCGCCTGATCCTTGGGCCGCACCGTCCAGCTCAGGGCGCACATCTGGTCCTTGCGCGTCTCGATAACCAACCGCAGCAGGTCATACCCATCGGCCAGCCCGCGCATGTGGTCGAAGCTGACGGATTCGGTCGCACGCGGGCTCTGCCGCAGGTTGACGCCCGTGGAGTAGTCGAACTGGCGGCCAAGCGCCAGCTCCTGCGCGACAGGCGCCAGCGGCTGCCCAGGGCCAAACCAGTTGTCCGGCCTGACACCGGTGAGCGTGTAGCGGACGCCCTGCACCAGCCGTGCGATCAGGCCCGGATCGACGGGCGTAGCGGTGCCTTCTCGTGCCATTGTGCTATCTCCTGGGTCGCCATTGTGTAGGGAGATGCGGGTAGCCGTCTACATCAGGCCCCGCCGGCACGGAGTTGCTCGCGCTCGGCCGCCTGCTGGCGGTAGAAGTCGAGCAGGCCCAGCGTGTTGTCGTTCAGGTAGTCGAAGGCCAGGCTCAGGGCGTCGATCTGGTCATCGTGGGTGCCATTCGGGAAGTTGCGCATCTCGTTGATGAGGGCTTGGTTCCACTCGCCGCGCATCATGACGACGTTGCCGACGTTGACCTGAGCGGCCAGTGGCCGGGCGCGGGTGATCTTGTCGCCCGACACCGGCTTGGATGACACGGTAAAGCCCGACAAGGTGCGAGTGAACTGGCGCACCTGACCCTTGCCGGCTTGGCCGGGGTCTTGCGGAATGGACACGATGACGTTCTTGCCGTCGCGCTGGGCGGTGGCCTTCAAGGTAGCCTCGACTACCTCCGGGCCAGCACGGAACCGCGCCATGTCCCCGATGACGTAGCGACCGTCCGGCATGGCGCCCAGCAGCCCGCCGCACGTCCAGTCGCCGTCGTTGTCGGTGCCGGCAAAGTCCCACGCCCGTACCAGCCGGGTGCCCGCAGGGATCGCGTCGATAGTGCCGATGGCGTCGGGCTTGAACTCGCCGCCCGCCAGGGGTGCGGGGCGCTGCTGGTACTGGCCGGCGAAGACGTAGGGGTTCGACCGCTCCATGACGCGCAGCTGCTCCAGCGAGTGCTTGGCCGGCCACAGCGGCTCTCCCGTGTCGCTGATGGCCGGCAGGGCGACGTTCTCCCACTCCTCGCCGTTGCCGCCGGCCAGCAAGAACCCGGCGAGGTCGGCTTCGTGCAGCCGCTGCATGATGAGGATGATCGGCGTGTCGGGTCCGTTCTTGCGGCTCTCCAGGGTGTTGCCGAACCACTCGATGACGTTCTTGCGCATCGTGTCCGAGCGCGCCTCGTCGGCCTTGTGCGGGTCGTCGATGATGATTGCGCCGCCGAACCCGTCGCGCATCTTGCCCGCGCCAAAGCCGGTGATGGTGCCGCCGCTGCCCTGGGCGTAGACGATCCCGCCCTCGGTGGTGCGCCAGTCCGCCTTCGCCTTGCTGTCGAGCCGCATCTGCACCCTGGGGAAGATGTCGCGGTACTCCTCCGACTCCACCATCAGCTTTGCCGCGAAGGCGTTGGTGGTTGCCAGCGTGCCGCTGTAACTGGTGTGAATGAACTCGGAGTCGGGGAAATGCCCCAGGCACCACGCCATCCAGCACACCACCGCCAGCTCGGTCTTGGAGTACCTGGGTGGGATGTTGATGATGAGACGCTTGCACTCGCCCCGGTAGACGCGCATCAGGGCGTCGCAGACGACTTGGTGGTGCCAGTTGTGCGCCCACCGATACCCCCGGCGGGCCTTGAACATATAGCGGACGAAGAAGTAGAAGTCCTGTTGCGCCTCCAGCCGGATGGCGAGCCGCCGGGAGTCTTCCACCGCCGTCAGTAGTCTTGCAGTACCTGGGCGCGAGCCTTGAGGTACTCACCCACGGGCACGTTCGTCAGCGGGATCGGCCCACCGTTCGGGTCACTCAGCCCCGTGTTGTCGGTGGTGGCGCCCAGGGCCAGCCGCCCGATCTTCTGCGCCTCTCCCATCGCTGACGCCAGGGCGCGGAGGTCTGCGGGTGACTTGGCCGTGGCGAGCATCGAAGCCGCCTTGCCTCGGATAGCCCGCGCCACCTTGAGGTCGTCGTCGTTGAATCGCGCCAGCGCGGTGGCCCGGTCCTCGGTCAACCGAGTCTGTGCAACCTGGGTTACAGCGCGTTGCACCGCGTTACGCTCCGACTCCCAATCCTCCCGATGTGCCCGCACCCGGACGGTGACCGCCTTCAGCCCGTGCTTCTCTGCTAGCTCCTTGAGTTGCAGGGAGCCGTTGACGTACTCGCGGCGCAGGGCGGGCCAGTCGGTCACTCAGCGCACCCCGATGAACTTGTGCGTCTGGATCGACACCTTGTGGCCGTGCTGGGTGGCGAAGTTGACGCACAGAGCGGTGGACGTGCGGTTCTGCGACAGGGGTTGGAGCCACACCGGCACACCTGGGGCGACGTGGGGCAAGATGCGCTTGCGCATCTTGTCGTAGTCCGCGCCCTTGCCCACCGGGTGCTTGATCTCGTTGGCGCGGGCCAGGGCGGCGTCCAGCACGTCGAACCCACCCGGCATGTCCAGCTTAGGGGACACGGTGACCCAGGCCCGGTCGTCGGCCCGGATGTCGTGCGTGCCCGACGTTTCGATCTGCACGGTGTAGCCCAGGTCCAGCAGCGCCGTGGTCAGCGGCGTCAGGTCGTAGAGGCACGGTTCCCCCCCGGTGATGACCACATGGCGGGCCATGTAGCCGCGCACGGTGTCCACGATCTCGTCCACCGTCAGCACGGAATGGTCGGGGGTGTCGTTCTCCTTCGCAAGCATCACCCGGATGGGGACCTGACGCTCGGGCAGCGTGTCCCATGTGTGCTTGGTGTCGCACCACGCGCAGCCCACCGGGCAACCCTGGAGGCGCAGGAAGACCGACGGGGTGCCGGTCCATGTGGCCTCGCCCTGGATGGTCTCGAAGACTTCGTTGACCGGGTACTTCATGACTTGCCCGTGTAGATGGCGCTGTTGGCGCCGTGCTCCATGACTTCCACCGACACCAGCCGGACCCTGGGCGCGAACCCGGCGTCCTTCAGCCACTGGTCGGTGACCTCGTAGACCATCTCGGCGAACTTCTCGCAGCCGCCGGCCGGCACCACCACCAGCTCGAGCACGCCCAGCTCGTGGCCCTGGCGGAAGTAGTCGAGGTGCGGGTCGTCCTCGGCCACCACCACCTTGTGGTCGAACGTGTCCTCCAGGATCGCCTTGAGGGGCTTGAGCCCGCCGAAGTCCACCACCCAGTTCCTGGCGTCTAGCTCGTCAGCCTCGAAAACGAATTTGAAGCCCAGGGCGTAGCCGTGGATCAGCTTGCAGTGAGAGTGCGCCTTCCACTGGCGAAACGCGGCCGAGATACCGATGTGGTTGCCGTAA